TGGGCATCGACACGGGCTACGAGGCCGCGGCGGTCTATGCCTGGTCGCGCAAGGTCGGGTTCGAACAGGTGGCCCTGCTGAAGGGGCTTGAGGGCTTCAACCGGTCGGCGCCGGTCTCGGGTCCGACCTATGTCGATGCGACCATCGGCGGCAAACGCCTGCGCCGCGGCGCGCGGCTCTGGTCGGTGGCCACGGCAACCTTCAAGGCGGAGACCTACCGCTTCCTGCGGATCGAACGTCCCTCGGACGAGGGTGAGGCGGAACCGTCGCGCCAGTGGCGCGGCGTAAGTCCGCCGAACGCCAAGGTCGTGCTCGACGCTCCCGGCACGATCCACCTGCCCGGCTGGGCCGACACAGAATGGCTGAAACAGCTGGTGGCCGAACAGTTGGTCACGATCCGCAACAAGCGCGGCTATGCCCATCAGGAATGGCAGAAGATGCGCGAGCGGAACGAGGCGCTGGATTGCCGGGTCTACGCCCGTGCCGCGGCATGGATCCTCGGCGCCGACCGATGGGACGAGGCGACCTGGCGGCGGCTGGAAGCGCAGGCGGGCGTGGAAACGCGCATGCCGACGGCCGTCGCAACCGACATCGCCACACAAGACCCGGCCCAACCCAAGGCCGGAACGCTGACCACGCCGCGCCGGAAACGGCGGGCCTATACCCCGAACTTCATGAGGGACTGATGGACCTGGACCGCATGCAGGCCCTGCTCACGGCACTGCAGGAAGCCCGCTTCGCCGGGCTGCGGAGCGTCAGCTATGACGGCAAGACCGTGACCTATGGCTCGGATGCCGAACTGGCGGCGGCCATTCGTGATCTTGATGGCCGCATTGCCTCGGCCAGCGGCACATCGGCCCGACGTCGCCGCTGGGGCACCGTCGCGACGAAGGGCCTGTGACCATGGTCCTCGACGCCTTCCGCGCCCGCCTCGGGTCCATCATCGGCGGGTTCGACGCCGCGCAGTCGCACCGCCGCATGCGCGGCTTCCGCGCCACCCGCGCGCATGTGAACACCCTGATCGCCGCCTCAGGCGAGACGATCACCGCCCGGGCGCGTTGGCTCGTGCGCAACAACGGCTACGCCGCAAACGCGGTCGACGCCTTCGCGAACCATGTCGTCGGCGACGGGATCAAGCCGTCCTCGAAGATCGCGGACGCGGCAATGAAAGAGGAGCTGCAGAAGCTCTGGCTCGCCTGGACCGACGAGGCCGATGCCGAGGGGCTGACCGACCTCTACGGGTTGCAGCGCCGCGCCGCGCGCGAGGTGTTCCTCGCGGGTGAGGTCTTCCTGCGCATCCGGGCACGGCGGCCGGAGGACGGGCTGACGGTACCGCTGCAGCTGCAGATGCTGCCGTCAGAAATGCTGCCCCAGGACATGACCCGCGTGCTGCCCGGCGCGGGATCGATCCGGCAGGGGATCGAATTCGACGGGATCGGGCGGCGCGTGGCCTACCACTTCCTGCGCCGCCATCCCGGCGACATTACCGATCCGGGGCTTGCGGGCGAGACGGTGCGGGTTCCGGCCTCCGAGGTCATCCACATCCTCGACCCGGTCGAGGCGGGCCAGCTGCGCGGGGTGTCGCGCTTCGCCGCGGCCGTCGTGAAGCTCTTCACCCTCGACCTTTACGACGATGCGGAACTCGAGCGGAAAAAGACCGCGGCGATGTTCGCGATGTTCATCACTTCCCCCGCGCCAGAAACCGCCCTCGATCCGGCCGAGGACGATCTGGAGGTCGAGCCGGGCCAGGTGGTGCGCCTCGACCCGGGCGAGGACGTGACCACGCCGTCCACCCCGGACTCGGGCAGCACCTATGAGCCGTTCCAGTACCGGACGCTCCTGCAGATCGGGGCCGCGCTGGGCGTGCCCTATGGCTATCTGACCGGCGACACGGCGAAGGGGAACTTCTCGAACACGCGGATCGCGCTGGTGGACTTCCGCCGCCGCATCTCGGCCTTCCAGCATTCGGTGATGGTCTATCAGCTCTGCCGCGCCGTCTGGACGCGCTGGCTGGACACGGCGGTGCTGGCGGGGGCCATCGATCTGCCGGGCTATGCCACGGAGCGGCGGCAATACCTCGCCTGCGACTGGCTCCCGACCAAGTGGGACTGGATCGACCCGGCCAAGGATGCCGCGGCGGAGATCCTGCAGATCGAAGCAGGCCTGAAATCCCGGACACAGGCCATCGCCGAACGCGGCTATGACGCCGATCAGGTTGACCGGGAAATCGCGGCCGAACGCAAGCGCGAGACGGAACTGGGTCTGGACTTCCGGCGGCCGGGATCCCCGGCGCAGGCGGCGGGTGGCGGCGGGTGGCGGCGGGAAAGGCAATGCGGATGCTCAGCAGACCGACACGCAGGATGGCACCGCGCCGGGCGACGGCACCGACGATCCGGCCAACCCGCCCTCGGAGGACGCATGATGCACCACACCCAGATCGCCCAGCGGGTGTTCAACACGCCGCTGATGGTCGATCCCGCCAAGGCGCTGGCCTTCCTCGCCGGGCTTGGCCCCCGGATCGTCGGGCGGGAGGTCAGCGTCGAGGGTATGGCTGTGGATCCCGCGGATCAGGCCGCTGCCACCATGCCAGCCCGGGCGTCGTTGTTCGGTGACGACCTGACCAACCGGCAGGCGCGGAACGGAAGCCAGCCCTTCACGGTCGTCGATGGGATCGCCGTGATCGAGATCGCAGGCACGCTGGTCCATCGCGGGGCCTGGATCGGACAATCCTCCGGTCTGACCTCCTACGAGGGAATCGCGGCGCAGTTGCAGGCTGCAATCTCCGACCCTGCGATCCGCGGCATCGCCCTCGACATCGACAGCTTCGGTGGCGAAGTGGCCGGTGCTTTCGACCTCGCGGATCGTATCCGGGCCGCCCGGACGCAGAAACCCGTCCATGCCTTCGTCGCCGATCACGCGCTCTCGGCCGCCTATGCGCTGGCCTCCCAGGCCGACCGGATCATCCTGCCCCGCACCGGGACCGTCGGCAGCATCGGTGTCGTGGCCATGCACAGCGACATGAGCGGGGCGCTGGACCAGAAGGGCATCGCCGTCACGCTGATCCATGCGGGCGCCCGCAAGATCGATGCCAACCCCTACCAGCCCCTGCCCGAGGCCGTCCGCGCCCGGATCGCGGGCGAGTTGGAAGACCTGCGCCAGCTCTTCGCCGAAACCGTCGGCGAGGGTCGTGGCCGCCGCCTCGACACCCTACGGGCGCTGGGCACCGAGGCCGCCGTCTTCCGCGGAGAGGCGGCCGTCTTCGCCGGTCTCGCCGACGAAGTGGCCGATCCAGTCACCGCCTTCCGCGCGTTCGCCGCCGCACCCCGCGGCACATCCACCCCCAGAGGAAAGGGCCCGATGATGACCACTGCCCCCGAAGATCATGCGCAGCCTGCTGCTGCCGCGCCTGCTGTTGCCACCCCGCCGGAACCGGCCCCGCCCACGGCAGTCGCACCGCCGCAGACCGAAGCCACGGCCTTGTCGCCCGAAGCGATCCGCGCCGAGGCGGCCGAGGTTGCGCAGGTCTGCGCGCAGGCCGCGCGCCTCGGCATCCCGATCGATGCCGCGGATGCGGTCGCCAAGGGGGTGAAACCCGAGGCCCTGCGCGCCAAGGTGCTGGCCGATCTCGCCGCGCGCAGCGATGCCGCGGGCATCATCGCCACCGCCCCCGCGGCGGGCGCGAAGGAAAGCCCCATCGTCGCGGCCGCGAAGAAATCGGCCACTGCCTCGCGCTGACAATTCTGCCCGCGCTGGGCGCCCCCATCCCCCCAACATCATGGAGACTGAACCATGCCCGTCCTGACGGAACCGCCCAGCATGGGCGACGTCCTCAAATATGAGGTCAACCCGAACTACACACGCGAGGTGATCACCCTGCTCGCGGGCACCGCCTATCCCGTCGGTGCCGTCCTCGGCCGCATCACCGCCAGCGGCAAATACAAGCTCGCGACCAGCGGCGGCAGCGATGGCGCACAGACTGCCTCGGCTGTTCTCCTCTACGCCGTCGACGCCACGCTGGCTGACGCCACCGGCATCGTCCTGGCCCGCGGCCCGGCCATCGTGTCGCGTGCCTCGCTGGCCTACGACGCCACCGTCGATGACGCGGCGAAGATCACCACCAAGATCGGCCAGCTGGCTGCCGCAGGCATCGTCGCCCGCGACGGCGTCTGACGCAGCCCAACCGGCCGCACCCATCCCTTCGTCCCCCGGAGCATCCCCATGACCCTCGTCCGCAATCCCTTCGACGCTGGCGGCTATTCGCTGGCCGAGATGACGCAGGCCATCAACATCCTGCCCAACCTCTACACCCGCCTCGCCCAGATCGGCCTCTTCCGCTTCGAAGGGGTCAGCCAGCGCTCGGTCATCATCGAACAGTATGAAGGCGTCCTGAGCCTCCTGCCCTCCGTCCCCCTCGGCGGGCCTGCCACGGTCGGCACGCGGGAAGGCCGGTCCATGCGCAGCTTTGCCCTGCCGTGGATCCCGCATGACGACGTGATCCTGCCTGCCGACATCCAGGGACAGCCCGCGCTGGGCGGCGCGTTCGATGCGGCCGATCCGCTGGTCGAGGTGATGAACCGCAAGCTCCAGCTGATGCGGCGCAAGCATGCGCAGACCCGCGAATACATGGAGATGAACGCGCTGCGCGGCATCGTGAAGGACGGGGCGGGAACGACCCTCTACAACTACTTCACCGAATTCGGCCTGGCGCAGATCTCGGTGGACTTCGTCCTCGGCACCGCAGGCACCAACGTGCAGGGCAAGGTCCGCGAGGTGCTGCGCGCCATCGAGGACAACCTCCTGGGCGAGGCGATGACCTCGGTCCATGCGCTGGTCAGCCGCGAGTTCTTCGACAAGCTGATCGCGCACCCCAAGACCGAGGAGGCCTACAAGTTCTACGCCGCCACCGGCGCCCAGCCCCTGCGCGAGGACGTCCGCCGCAACTTCCCCTTCGGCGGCATCCTCTTCGAGGAATACTCCGGCACCGTCACCCTCTCGACCAAGGCCACCGAACGGCTGGTTCCGGCGAACGAGGGCATCGCCTTCCCGCTCGGGACCATCGATACCTTCGTCACCTATGGCGGCCCCGCGA